GACGGTCTGAAGCTTCTGAAATTCTTGTTGGGCCTCTCCACCAAGGTTTTTTAGATGCACTACCGCCTTTAGCAAAAGGATTCATTACACCATTTAATACAAAAAATCTATTCTTTGTATTCCTAAGAGTTGTTCCACCCATAGCCATCTGATTTGAATTGTTATTTGAAATACCTTTTTGTTCTTTAAGAACTTCCTGAGCCATAAATATATCATCTAACTTAGGTAAAAGTCCATTTCTACGAATCTTATCCATAGGTAATATAGCATCCTTTCCAGACACCTTATCGGCTATGAACTTATTATTAATTATTTTACTTGCTTCTGCCGGAGTTTTACCTATTAGATTTTTATCTAACCCAGTCATTTTTATAATACCCTTTGTTAGTTTAATTCTATCACTGTATACTCTATTGGCTCCTCCAACTTTTGTTAAAGTCTCACCTTCTTCAGCCCCATTAGTAACTCCCCTACTCATAGAAAAAGGAACACCACCATATGGATTATCTTCATGTTTTCCCCCAACATTAATCTCCATTAATCCACCATTAGCTGCGTAGTTCATAGGATTTAATCTAGCATTAAATATTTGATTAGATTCTAACTGTTGATTCTCTTTAACTAGATTTTGAGCTGTTTTCATATTAGCTAAAGCTGTTTTTCTTTCCATCTTTTGTGAGCCAAATATAGAAGCCGCTCCACCAACTAGTGCTCCACCAACCGCTCCTATAGCAGTTCCAATACCTGGCATAATTGATGTGCCTATAGATGCTCCCGCCATAGTAGCCCCTCCAATGGTCTTACCATAGTTATATTTATTAGCTCTATTCTCAGCATTCATTCCCTGCTGAAATAAACTATTAACATCGTTAGATGGATAAAAACCAGTACTGTCGTATCTCCCAACAGGATTAACTCCCTCTACGACAGTTCCGATTAAATTGGATGCTCCTCCGACAACACCAGCCATTTGATTTGAATCTAAAGCCATATTATTATATTTTGTGTAAATTTAAATAAAATATTCGAGAATAAAAAATTTATTAGGTATAAATTAATGAATTGTATAAAAAATACCTGTATTATATATATTAAACCTAATACTATCTGTCTCATTTGGAACGAATGTAAATTTAGCATCCATCCAATTATTTCTTATTCTATTAATAGAATCTCTTTCTCTAGGAACAGATGTTCTCCATTTTCTAAATTTCTTTTGTAGGTTTCCCGACATACTGTAAACAAGTGGAACTTCGTTGGCCTGAAATTCAGTACTTACTTCTAAAGTATTAAAAAATGTATTTGGTAAATATGCATCATTAGTACTTTCTAGAACCCTATAATATTCAGCAGATTCTACATCTCTAAGTTGTGAATCCTCGGTTAATCTTTTAGAGTTAGATTGTATAATAAAAGCATCAAAATTTGTTTCAATCCAATTAAATGTTTTATCAATTAATGGGTCTGGATTAAATTTAAAAGTTATAGAAGATGGTTGCCAAATATCAAAATATTTATTGTATAATCCTTTATGTTGTATAAATAATGCAGAATCTTTGTCTACAGTATAAACTTCACCCCATATATTAAATAATGAAGTCATTCCCTCATAAGAATAAAATCCTAAAAATTGTTCAATAAGTTCTGAATAAATTAAACAGTAATCCTTATTAACAAAATATACCTGACTATTAATCTGGTCAACATATATAGCATAACCTGAACTATTATAGAACGATACAAAATCATTAGAAGATATATTGTTATATGCTCAAGATTTAATACGCTTTAATTCGCTTAAATTTGTAACACCCTCGGTGTTATACCTACCTATATATTTATTACTAGCATCTATAAAATATAATCCTTTAGGACTAACGGCTGTAGCTATAGAACTAGATGCTCCAGTAGTGGTTGTTATATACCTAATTCCAGATACACCTTGGGCATTAGCAATTTCAATAGGCATACCATCGTTTGTTGAAACAGCAGTTCGCATATTATGTAATATATTAAACATGCCATTTCTTTGGAATCCTATTAGGTACATACCTATTGCCTTAAAACTTGTGACTTCTCCCAATGCTCCATCACAATCATAAATATTTAATAAATCTAATCCAGTCCAAGAATCAACAGCTTCGCCTAAAATCTTTGTATTACTTCAAGTTATGCTATTTTTAAACATATCTGTATTAAACACTTCGTAGTCTAATCCTCTATAAGTAAAGAAATTATTTGCTTGTGAATAAACAGGATTTAATTTATTATAGTTATCTGATGTCATGTTTTGGACAAAAGTATTATATCTATTTTTATCATATCTACCATCAAGATTTATTGTAGATTCCACTAGAAAAGAGACTACAGATGTATTAGTTTGATAGTCACTTGCTGCTATACTAACTTCACCAGAATCAGATACTTGTGTTAATGGGCCATTTTTTATTAAATCATATCGCTGTAGAAATGTATCCCCAATACTACAAACAACATTTATAGCTGTTTCTACATTATCAATAAATATCCTATCTCCACAAGGAATTCATATATTATTTTGTAATGAAGAATCTGTAGCAACTATGTGTGTAGTTCCTGGAATTAATACACTACTCAATCTGATAATATCATTTTCAGCGAGTCGCAATGTTACATCATCCTCTATTACCCTATTCACATCTTCATAAGAACCGGTAACTAGTTTTTGTCCACCATATTGTGAATTACCTAACTCCCTAGTTAACTCTGCTAAATAACAAAACATCTCACCATCTAATGGAAGATTGCCGTCAGAGAAAACAGACGTACTTTGATTTAAAGAAGCATCTTCTACAATTGAATTCTGTATATACATTAGCCCACCATCTATCATTGATGGAAATACAGAATACCATATATAAGGAGATGGTCATGTTAGACTAGGTAATACACTCCTATATGTTGTTCCAGAAAGTTCTATGTTTTCTAGAGCAGCTGTTCAGTGAGGAGCTGTTTTATATTTTATAAGGTTTGATATAGTTACATCGTTTGGATTAGTAAATAATTTATTCATTCCAGATTGAACTAACCCCATTCCGGTAGAATTGGTTTTAAGACTATAAATCATTGATTCATTAGTCTCGTGTCTAGAAACAGTTGGAGTAAATAAATCTATTTCTTTTATATATTCAGAATTGAAATATCTATTAAAGGATGAATAATTAAATCTACCAGTTGATTTTTTAGTTAATGATGTTGAACCTACATAGTAATTGGCTGTTCCAGGAACCGTCAATATGTTCTTTCTACACCATGTTGGAAGTATCACAGAATTGACGTTATCAATAGAAGAACCACTGTGTGAACCATCTGGTTTTATACCTATTGCATAAGACACCTTTGTTCTACCTTGACTTGTAGTATAATCAAACTCCGGAGTTATATAGTCTTGAAACGCAGATATGTGTTCCTCGTATGTTTCATTTGTAGCAAATAACATATTAGGTTGTGTTGTAGATAACACAATTTCCCCCGATATACTACTACTAGTAAATGGAACCAATCCAACAAGATTTAATTTTATTCCAGAAGTTATTAAAGCATCTGTATTAGTATTAAATTCTATATCTGGACTTCAAAAATCTACTATATTACTGTTTACAAAGTAGCCATCTCGCATATCAGTCTCCAGTTGTTCTGGATTATCTAATGCCACTGTTCTTATATGTGTATTATAATCTAAAGTTGATTCTGTGTATATATTTTCGCAATATATATCTAGCTCTTTAAATCTATTATTTAAAGTATTAAAAGAGGCTGACGAAGAGCCGATATATGTATTTTCAATACTTAGGGATACGACAACTGAATTAGTGCGCTTTGGAAATAACTCTGCTTGTTTAAATTCAGACCCATGACCCAAAGAGTGATTAAACACGGAAGCTGTAGTACTTATAATTGGAGTTAAATGATTATTTGAAAAACTTATAGGTCTTAATTTTTCTGGGTTAGTTGTTACTGGAAATCCGGTAGAACCTGGAGTGAAGTACACATCAGTTCTCAATATATAGTCACTATATGCCTCTATATTAATCATATCCAACCCATAAGATATAGTATTTGTAACTATTCCTTGTGCTATTATCCTCTTATCATTAGTTGTTGGTTGAACAAATACTGGTCTAACAGCTACGTACCCTAAAGTCTTCAATTCACTTATAACTGAATAAGGTAAATTGAATTGTCCTAATATTGGAGTAAACCTTATCTCTGGGGTATCTAAATCAGAAATCATACTTATAGGAAGATTACATAAATAATCTTCTCCTAAATAAACAACCTCACTTCACTTGCCTGTACTATATTGTGCCTGAAATCCAAATCTATATACTTCATTATTTTTAAAGTATCTTCTACTAGTAGCTATTTCATTAAGAGACAGTGGGGTATACCCATAAATAGTTTTACCCCTCTCTGGATTTTCTATCAATAAAGAAGCTCCATTAAACCAACTAAATGTAATATCTGAATAATTAACTAGTGGGGCTACATCTTTTAATGATGGTCTATTAATTGTTATATTTCCACCAAAGAATGTGTTTTCTCTAGCAGCTATTGTACCCAATAAAATAGATTCTCCACCGACATATAACAAACTATCTGGAGTTGTTATAGTACCTATTCTTCCATTATCCTCAAATACAACTGTTTTATTTCCTCACGCATCTATTTCAACAGCATCCCCAAGTTTCAAATCTATTCTTCTACAGGATGGGGCAACATCAACAGAACTTCTTTCTATTGTATATATTCTAATATAATCAAATGAATCATCTATATTAGAAACTGTTACAGTAAAACTACAACCAACAGTCTCTCCTGGTTTTCCGGCTCTATCATCATGTGATGCATAGACAACAGGACTTATATCAAATATATTTGTTTCTGAACCATTTTTAAAATAATAGGATATAGCGTATTGAACTGTACCGGCAGTAAATTGTCCACCAGAATTGCTTTTAGAAATAGTAATTAAAGACTTTATATTAAACTCCGGAATAAACTCAAACTTTTTAGAGTCTGTAATCAATGTATTACCATATACATTGATATATCTTGGGCCATTTAAATTATCAGTCCAATATACTTTTTGGACTGTCGTTGTTTCATATACATAAATAGCCTGTATTGGATTTTCTAAACAAAAGGATAGACTTCCTTGATACAGTAAAATATTGGTATAAACATCTCCAGATTTTGTGATTTTATAAATCCTATCAATTGTGTTAATATCTGTTGCATGTACTTTAGTTGTTGTAAAAATTACTATGGAATTGTCAGCCTGACAACTTCCGTTAATATATCCAAGTATAGGAGTACTCAGAGTGCACTTTAAATTACCACGCTCATTCTGTAAAACAAATGTAGTATTATCAGATTGTGCTAAGTATTTTATATTAAAAGCATCGTATAATTTATCATCTGGAAATACTTGATTACCAGAATCTTTATCTATGCCTATAGGTATTATAACCTTTCCTCTTATTTCCATATTATCTGGTTTTCCAATTTTCAACTGTACCTAGATTTCTAAACCTATTTATAAACTCAGACCTTCTAGGTAACAAGGTATTCATATTAGTGATGGCCTCCATTTTAGAAAGGTCAAGTTTTCTAGCATCTGTTTCATATGCACCTACAGCCCAAGCATATTGAATCTGAGCATCTGTATATATTTTATCTGCTATTTTACCATTCCTTCACAATATTCTAAGATACTCCAGTTCTATGTAAGTTTTTAATGCCCTATATAATGCTGGATTATCAGGAATCATTGGAACCCCATCTTCATCAAGTGGTATTGCTCTATAAGAAATTTTTAATGCTCCAGTCTCTACAGATGTATATATATAATCACCTTGTACTTTAAATGTATAATCAGCCGACTTTTTAACTCCCGCATCATTATCAAAATTATTTACAGCAGCTGTTTCTTTATAAAACTGATGAAACGTATCTGTTGCATATCTTATTGGTATGTTATTCACCATAACTTGATTTATTGACACTAAATCAGTTGGCAACTCTGCTCTATAATCTACCACATCTAATTCAGCATAAGCATCAAAATATAATTCAGATACCTCAACTAATCCAAAGAATGTTACGCAGTAATCAATAATAGCCTCAAACTGGAGGCCATTAAATAGGGAATCCCTTAATATCTTATCTGCTATTACTTTTAAAGAAACTTGTGTCATAATTAAAATTGTAATGTTTCTAGTTTATTTTCAACAACCTTTGCCTTTAATTTGGATTTTAAAGTTCTCATTGGGGAAAATAAAAAATACTCTTTGTTTGTAAACCCGCCCTTTACATAATTTATTTTATATGTATATCCAGGTTCTACCCTTATAAGTATTTTTCTTTCTTTTGCCTCAGGGCATTCATATCAATATTTCAGAGTTCTATCTCAGTTTATTGGAGCCTTGTACACAAGATTATCATTCTCATCTAGTTTAGGTTCTAATTTATATCTAAGTATTCTAATTGAACCCATATCTGCCGGAAATCTTATAACCTTTCCTTTAAACAGTTCATCAACTAAATACCCATTAAACTTATTTATTATCTTACTATAGTCTGCATAAGAAATAATCATTTTTAATTTATTTCTTTTTTTAGCTGCTATAAATTTTCTGTAGTTATTTAATAGTCTAAAAGAGTGTTTAATTTTAAAATCTTTTTTTGTCCTTGCTTTTTTAATATCAACTAGAAATTCTCTGTAATCTTGGTCTTCCATTATTTTTGTGCCTGTACTAAATCGTTTTTACCATTATTAATAGTATCTTCTGGTAAGTGAAGATGTTTATATAAATCAGCTAATGTTAAATCAATTATTATCCTGAGCATATCTCCCGTAATTGCAAAATCTAAATCTAAGTATTTTGATTCATAAGGATATGCGGTTCTTGGGTCTTCCAATATAGCATTATAATATGCTGGTATTTCAATATAAGAAGAAGTAAATAAAGCATCTATAGTTGTAGGAACTTTGAAATACAATACATTATTATTAGATACGGTAAAATAACAAACATTAGATAGTCATTTATTTACTCTTACGTATTTAAATCTATCCAATGTAGTTTGGGAAAACTCAACATCTGGAATGGATGGAACAGTCACGTTGTAAAACATGTGCATACCATTCAAATTTATAACATCAAACTCCCTATTGCTTTTTATAATACCAGAATCCTTTATAATATTAAACTGTATTGGCTGTAACAATTCCATAGGAATTTCAGTCTTTTGTCCAGCAAATTTTTGTTTAATTATAACAGCTCTTGAAATAGTCAACAATGTTGCTATGTGTTCCTCCTCAAAAGGTATGTCTGTTGTAAATTGCTTTAGTTCATCTAGAACCATATAAATAACATCTCTATAAGTGTATAACATATGTAATTAAATTAAAAATACTTCTGCAAGTTAAAACTAAAATTTTAATTTTGCAAAAGTATTAATAAAAAACTAATATTTAATATGATATTAACTATTTCTAGATAAGTAAATGCTTTTATTTAAATAAGTAAGAAAGTCATCTAATATATTTTCTATACTTGAATAAAGTTCATCATCACAAATTTTTTCTTTTGTGTCTATAACTCTAGCACGTAAAGTCTTGAATATTTCAGTAGCACTTGCGCTTTCAGGAATGTTTGGCCTAATTGACCCTAACTCTAATTTAGAATCTGTTATACCAAGTACACCCTCAAGAAGACTATCAAATACATCGGCAAATTCTCCTGTAGCACCGTCTGTTAAAAGATGTTCAGCTTGATTTCTTGTGTGTAAATGAATCTCCTTTATTCTAATACGAGCACCAAAAATATCATTGCTAAGGGAGATTATCTCTCCCTTATGCGCAGATACTTGTTCTGTATTAGACATTGGATTATCTAAACTAAGTTCGTACATTTAACTAGGTTTGATTACTAAATGTAAGTTCTTTTGTTCCAGTTACATCAGAACCATCGTGAGCAGTTGCTGTAACCACTACTTTACCATTTGTAACAGCTGTAACTAAACCAGCAGCACTAATTGTGCCAGAACCAGTTCCATCAGCTATGGACCAAACAACAGCTTGGTCATCAGCAAATGAAGGAGTTATAGCAGCAGCCATTTGAAGTGTTCCACCATCAGCAGTAATTGTGGTAGCGTTACCAGCACCAGAAACTACAATACCAGTTACATAGTTAACTGTGTCAGCACTAGTAATTGTAAGTCCAGCAGTTGTAAGTGCTGTTACAATGCTCTGAACAATAGCATGGTCTCCACCAACTACCTTACAAAGAATATAGAGTTGCTTTTCTGATTTCTGTACATTAACACCTTCACCTTCATAAAAATAAGATAGTGTTATAATATCATAGTAACTAGTATCATCAATTAAATACTGAGTATTAAATGTATAAGGGAATCCAACATTACGATAAATATCACCCCTTTCACCTAGGAAGAAGTATTCCATATCAGCCATTTCGTGTCCGCCACCAACTCCTGGATTTGAACCTACTTTTACAATAGTTCCCCACTCAACCAACTGAGCACTTGATTTTACTATAGGAACAAACAGGATTGTATAATCAAGTTGTCTACCCTGCATTTTACCGAGTTGCCAAGGTTGTGCTTGTTCTGTGATTACAAGAGAAGCTGTAGTGCCAGAGCCAGCTACCGTGAATACTAGAGATGGAACAGGCTCGTGTTTAAACGCCAAAGTAGCGCTAGCCGCAATGCCTGTAAAAATATCAAAAGCATCGTCTCCAGTCTTAACTGTATAACCACCAACTACTCTGGTATATTGATTTTCAGCAGAACCCGAACCCCATTGTCTAAATATAATTTTAATACTATATTCCTGACCAACAATAACATTACCAGAATCAACTGTAATGGTATCTGTTCTAAATACTTTAGGTTTATACCCCTTAGCAATACTGTAATTAACATTAGCGATTGTAATCCTATCAGAAGCAACCTTCTGAGAATTAGCATTAATGTATTTAACCTGAAATTCCTTTTCGTTTCCAACTGTACCAAGTACAGTTCCAGCGGCAGTTCCAGATGTGTCGTAGGCATTTGCAACGATTAATTGACCTACTTGATTTGTTGAATAAGTTGCCATAAATTATTAAATTTTTTTGATTCTATTGGACTCTTGCATTAAGTTGCACCTGAGTAGACAAATCATTTGCCTTGTAATCTCTGGTAGCTAATTCAACAGCCCGATTAACTATTAAAGTTCATATTCAAGTATTAGGATATTGGGGTATGTTAATTGTGCTACTTCCCTCAATAGTTAATCCTTGCAGTGTGTTATTTAAATTTTCTATTATAATAGGTTCAGGTGTTTCAATATAGTTTATAGAATAAGATGTAATACTTTCTTTAGTGTATAATCTGAATTCTATGCCATCTACACCATTTATTTCTGTCCTGTATGCTTTATATGCATTTGGTTGTCTATACGGATTGTTAAAAAACGCATGTAACATTGCATATGGAATTGGCCTTGCTTTAATTCAGGTTTCATCAATTAGAACATATTCACTTAAAATATATCATATTGAATTATCTAAAGGAACACTAGTCTCTACACATGGAAATTTAGATGTTAATTCTGTAACGTCAGTAATAGTTTTTTCTTTTGTATAGAAAGCAAGAATCTCTCTTAATTCTTCAGTGCTATCTACTGGATTTCCATCAGCTTGTCCTGTGTAATATGTTTGTACAAGTTCTTTTACAGCCTTTGTTAAATACAGAGATATATCATAATCATTTAATCCAGGTGAATACCCGCTGAATATATTATTATATTGAATATTAAATAGATTTCTTAACTCGCTTCCTGTCATACTATTCTTCTTTAGCTTTTAGTTTGGCTTCAAGCAGTAGTTTTATTTCCTGGTTTGCACCATCATTAAGATATTTTGCTGCATTATTTAAAGTTGGGTCAGATGTATCTTTACTTAGTGGAGCATTGTTGGCTGATAAGAAAAATAGATTATCTCTACGTCTAATTAAACCAGAATCAACACATTTACTTATAAAAGCTTTTGTTTTCAAATATGGGTCTTTAGCTACAGCTATAAAAGTCTTAGTCTGTTCTTGCATAAGTTGATATGCTTGAGATAGAATAAAATCAAGTTTTGCTGTTTTTGAAACTCCCTTACCTGATAGAACCTCTACTATGTATTTCATAACTTCCTTATCACCCATTAAAGAACCAAGTAACATAGAGGCTTCCATAGATGCTGACATAAATGATAGTTGTGATTGCATTTCTTCATTATCAGATACTAGATAGAACCTGTAAGTTCTCTTAGGAGCATCCCTCAATTCAGTTGGATTAGGACATACAATATTCTTATTAGCCAACAGAACCTTATATTTTATATAGTCATATGGGTCTGCAAGATTTAAATAAGAATCTTCTTTTCCTAATTTAACATAATATTCAGCCCAAAAGTTATTTTCTTTTTTATAAACTGATAAAGCATTTTCTGGTAAACCTAGATAGTTTTCAATAAATGTTTTTTCATCATTTGTAAGTACATTAGCAAACATGCCTGTACTCAACATTGGAACAGTTAAGGTTATATGTGCATTCTCTGCCAACCCACCATATAGTACATGCCTTTTATCTCTAATATAATCAGATTGCCTTATAACATATTTAACAGTGATTGTCTCATTTCTAAGACAACTAAGTACAGCATTCTCTTCTGGACTAACTATACCTTGCGCCACTAAATCATGTTTAAGTATTGGCCTTTTATTTTTTGATGCTACTTCAGCATCTTCTGTAATATTTACTTTGTCTCCCATAAAGTATTATTATTAAATTGTTATTTTTAAGGATAATTGGGGAGATAAATTAATACCTCCCCACTACCTTTATTTACTAACCTAGAATACTAGGTATGATACTTATTGTTCTGCTTGGGTCAAGAACTACTACCCCAAGAGTAGCCATCTTATGGATTGATGCTGAATCTTCATCATAAGACATATTGAAGTTGTCCTTCTGTCCTGTGAATGGATTTCTAAGCCCCCACTGATAACCCCTAAGTTCCTCTTCTCCTCTAATCTTACATAGTTGGATATTAGGTTGTTCCATTGTACCAATATAGTAGATGTCATATCTATAAGACATTGCAACACCACCAAGTGGATGCATAATCTTATTACGAACTGGGTCATCTAGATAAGGGTCAATTTCAACTTTTACGGTTACACCATTTGGAGCCTTATATTCTACAAACTGGAATCCAGCAGATAGAGCATTGTCATGCAATGGACTAGCAGTTTTCTTTATGATAGCTGGGTTAGCAGCATTACCACCAAGATAGTTGATAGCAGTCCATCCTGAAACAACATTCAACACAGCTTTATTAAACTGAATAGCTCCACGCTCACCAGTCTTCAATACAAATACACGTTGATTCAAATCCAACTTACTTGTTGATAGCTCTAACAAAGCTTCTTCAAGAAGTGTCAAAGAGAATGTATTGTAGTACATTGTATTTGCAACTTCAATTTGTTCACGCAAACCAGCACCCTGACGGATAACATTGCCAGATTTACCAATATTTAGATACTCACCATTTGTATTACGGTTGCTTCTTCCGTACATAATAAGGTTTCCCTTATATTCTGAGAAGGTTTCTTCAACTTGATAGTCAACATAGTGCATCCAAGTATCAACGGTTTTCTTAGAACCATCTTTAGTTACTATTGGAAGACCAACAGCCAACTTACGATTAAGCATATCTCCAGGTACTTTTTCTGTAATCCTGATAGTAGACCACTCATTACGCATTGCTACAGGAGTAGAATATCTAACACCTCCAACGCTTCTTGACATGGTTCTTTCAACAACAGCAAAGTCCCAACTGAATCTCTTACCTAAAGCAAGTTCATCATAAGGCATACCGTCTAGAACACCACCCATAAGTTCTACCTTATAGACAGCATTTGTACCTTCCATTCTTGGACTTCCAAGAACTCTAAGAGGATAGACCTCATTCTTTTCACCAACGATTACTTCGCCATCAGCAAACCAATCTTCGCCAAATACTACGTAGAATGATGCGCCACCAACTCCAGCGTTTCCTGTAGCAATTACTACACCGTCTGCATCTCTAGCTTCTATGAGAGGAATATTTCTTCGAGAACTACCTACAATATCCCAAGTGTACTCGTCATTTGTGTCGAAGTACTTGGTTGGGAACTGACTTAGATAAGTCTCTAGAGTTTTACCTCTGTGAGTGGCTAGGAGCTGAACCATTATATTGCTAAATTTTTGAGGACTAGCCTTGTAAATAGCACCTAAATGGTTGTCTTTTGTCAAACCTTTTCAGGCTTGAAACTCAAGCATTTGAAATTTTCCTAACATATTTTTATTATTTAAAATTAACTAACATCTAAATCCTCGAAACTGAATGATTGTGAATCTTCGCCGGAAAATTCAGATGCTCCTATTGAATTCTTATTTGTTTCAACCAGTTGTTCTAGTTGTTTAACGTGTTTGTTCTTTTCTGCAACTACTTTTGAACCAACTATCCTATCTAGTTTTTTAAAGCCATCTGTTAAAGTATAAAACAATCCCAGGTAATACGACATATCAGCTGGATTTTCAACAGCATATTTTTGTAGTTCTGTGAGCATTTGCCCATCAGCTCCTTTATGGGTTGCTTTTGTGATATTATCAAGTACTTTTTGCCTTGTCTTTTTATCAATTGTAACTCCCTCAAATGGAACTTCTGTTTCTAAAACCTTCTTATTTAGACTGTTATTAAACTCATCTTGTTTTGCTTTAAAAGCCTGTTGAGTTTTTTTACTTTCCTCTATAATGGAAGTATATTTAGTTGTGTATTTTTCTTTTAAAGCTTCGTATGCTTCTTTAGCATCATCAATATCTGTTGCATCCGCTACTGACTTCTCGACAGCTTTTCTAGCTCTGTCTTCTTTAAATCCTTTTAATATCAAATCCTGATATATAAGTGTCTTTCTAAGTTCCTGGCCATCCTCTCCCTCATCCTCCAATATCTCTGTAGTAATACCCTCTAGGTATCTTACAGTGCCTTCATATTGTTGTATTTCTGATGTCTCAACTCCAGCATCTAATGCTTCTTTTATTCTTTTCTGTTGAGCATCTAATTTAGCTTCAACCTGTTTATCTATAGCCTCAATAAACTTTTCTGGGCTATCTACTGTATTTACAAAATCATCTTCCAAATCTGGAAGAATCCCATCTTCTTTAAGAGCCTTAATAGTAGTAGAATAAACCGTAGGTTTGGGAGAAGAACTTTCGGCCTTCTCTACTTTCTTAGGTTCTAAAGAAGATGGCTGTTCTTTTTCTTCAACTTCTTCTTTAACGCTACTTACTATCTCCTGGGTTTTTACTTCTTTAAATGGCGAATCCCCTTCACCAAGTTTATCCCCATCAGTAGACTCAATAATTGAGCTGGTGTCTAATGGACTTATATCCGATTCACCTAATTCAAGGCTAACCATTTCCATTGACAAATCATCCGTAAAAAAGCACGGATAGGCTTTAAATCTTTTTATCATATTAACTTCTCCCAAAAATTAATTTTATTTTTACAAATTTATATTTAATAATTCAGTAATCAAAATATAAAACTGAATCAATAACACTATTACCTAACTACTTCCTTATATTCCGGAAGTATGTATTGTATATTATTAGCTGTATCTGCTAGATACGCTCTATTACCATCCAAATCTAATCCATCTTCAGACATACTATCTAAACATAGACTACCAATCCAATTATCATTTACATCAACTAGTTTTTTAATAGCTAGTTGTCTTGTGCCATTTGTTGAGAATATTGCCTTAGCTCTTTTATCAATACAACTTGTTTCAATATCTTTAAAATGCATAAAATCGTCTTTTACCATCTGGCCACAGAAGTGTGCAACCTCTGACATATTTAGATTCTTTATATTATAAGATATTTTATTTACACCCTTTCTAGTTACTTCTAATCCTATACTTATATATAGATAATTAATTAGTGGGTGTGGTTGAATTATATAGACTCTATCAGCATTCAAATTGTGAAGCAATCCTCATAATTCTCCGTATATAACAGCTATATCATTTACTCTTTTAGAGTTTGTCTTTTCAATAAGTGTCTTTCAAATACTTATATCTTTCTTGTTTAGTATTGTTAAATACGCAGCAACTATTGCACCAATTGCTGCTATTAACGCGCAGATTATTTCTATCATAAATTAGGTAATGTATATTTTTAAAGTAAACAAATGTATAAATTAAAATTGGATTTACAACATCTTAATAACACTAAACTATAGTTATTCAGGTTTCCTCCTTATTTATATCTGCTTTATTCATTAAATCACAAACTAGTAACATGTACTTTGTTGAATTAAGCACCTTACCCTTAACATTGTTTTCCCCTAAAATTATACAACCTTTTGTGTGTGAGGCATTTGAGCCGTTATGTATCAGAATACCCTCAAAATGAGGAACATCTAGTAGTCTTGGGAGTTTTCTTCCAAAGTGGGGAGAAAATTTATATACAACTTTGTATCTACCGTAAGGTATTGCAGTTTCTCCATATACTTTTGCTTCTCCATCATCTAGTAAATCTCCATCTTTATTTAAATCTCTTACCTTATCTTCTAAGGTATTACATATTAACTTATCATCAATATAGAAATCTCCTATAGTATAGGATTCTCCTAAATACTTTCTTCTTACTTTAAATTCCATATTATTTAACTATTTCATAAAATCTTTGTGGGCCAGAAGTACAAAATGGATTACTATCTGTAACAATAACTTCTACAATTGTATGTTTCTTTTGAAACCAATACATAGGCCACTTCTTTCTTTTTTCAATTGTTTCCTTCTTTTGATTAAACCCAACTAACTTTTCATTAACAAAAGACGGTGTTGTAATAATTGTTGAAGGAGCTTTTAATTGCAATCTTAAATTATATCCTTCTTTTACAAGAAGTGTGTCAATATCTACAGCTGGTAAAAAAATAGGTTTTTCAATAATAAATGTATCCACAGTTGATAATGAATCTACCATATAATACAAACTGCTTATCTTTTTATCCTTCATTTTAGCCTCTTTAGCTCTTTGTACAATAATTTTATCTAGATTATCACTAGACTCCTTTAAATCGTCTATTTTAGTCTTATATACCCTTATTAATCCATCTTTGGCTGCTAAATCAGCTTTGAAATTATTTGATTGGATTGATTGTAGCTCTAGCCACTTATTATTAACTGAATTAAAATACCACACGGCTAGGATAGCTCCAGCAATTAAGGCTAGAGCCATAATAATTAGAGAGGCTTTATAGCCTCCCTTATTACTAACAGTTATTTCTGTCTTACTCATTATTTTGTAGGTTTAACAAAATAATTGTAATAGTCATTTGCAGCATCTTTAATTTCAGCAAATGTAAATTTACCATCAGAAAGATACAAAGCTAGTTCCGTTGCCAATGCAAGTGCTTTCTCTCCCTTCTTTTCTGACAACTGTAACTTAGCCATAATAGCCTCAGTTGTATTTTCAATACCCTCTAGTTCAGAAATAGATTTAATGATTTCTAATTTAACAGCTACCTTTGGTAGTATTTTTTCAATCCACACCTGTGCTTTAGATGCATATTTACCAGCGGTTGGATTAGCGGCAGTAACAATAGCTACTACAACATCGTCATAATCAGAAGCCATAAATGTTTTCAATCCTTGAACCACTTTAACTGCGATAGGAACAGCTATTTTAGCCGCACCACTTAATTTGTCAAAAGCATTAGTTATTCCTAACCCCACTGCTTTTTGAATCTTTGTAAGAAACGCGCTCACTTTTGTTAGTACGCTCCCAATTTTTGTAAAAATTCCCATATTATATTTAATTAAATTTGATTTTGTAAATATATAAATTTATTTTGAATAAAACAAATTTATTTTAAATTAATAAGATATTGTAATAACAGGAAGGGTTTTTAATGATGCTGATGATAGTAGTTGTTTGTAAGCCCCTCCACTAAATACTCTACCAGTTCTACCAGCATATCATGCATATCAATCAATATCAACTAACCCATATTGTGTGGATGACCAATAATAAATATCGTTGGATAAAACAGATTCTCCTAACACTGATAATGTAGCATTTAATGTTGTAAAATTAGTATTTACAATTAAATTCAAATTGCCATATGCGGGTAAATCCCACTGACCAACTGTAGTTCCAGTAGTTGAATAGTCTCTACAGAATTTAAATGCATAATTTGTACCAGTTCCATAAAATGTAATTAATGCTGTAGTGTTTGTTGTATTGGCAAAATCCGTCTCTGCATTTGCAACCAAATTATAATCATCCAATGTCGGAACATCAGCATTACCTCCCCACCACAAAGAACCGACAGCAGCAGACGTTAAAGCCATAACATCTAATTTATTTGCGGCATTTCTATATACTATACCTATAGCCGTCTTTCCGCTTCTAGAATAGTTCGCTGTAGAGATTATAGTTAAATCTGAGCATAATATGTTGCCAACAACAGCATTAGAATATGCAATCAATTCTACTGTATTATATATTCCTCGTCTTCTATGCATCAGTCTTTAAATAATAAATTGAATTTGCAGCTAGTACAGATATTTCACAATAACAAGTAGCTGCTAATACAATAGATGTAATTGTTGTTGCTGAATTTGGTCTTCTACTGATATAACTTCCTGTTGCTGGTAGTGTGATTGTTATTGGACTACCAGTCGAGTTGTAACATATAATAGTTATAGATAAACCATCCGATAGTGTGGCCGCCAAAGATAGTGTTGAATCCCCACTAAGAGTAGCTACAACAGTCGATTTTGTTACTGGGATGGATACCAATGTAGTTACTGGATTATATCCTGTAAAAAAATCCAATATAATTTTATCTGCTGCTGACATAAACCCAGCAACAGTTGTAGATACATCGGAGTGGGCATTTCCTCCAGCTCCTATATGTGATGAAGGAACGGCATCAGTAATTCCATAACCCCCTAAAGTAGTTGGTTTTGTAGCTAAATTTGCAAAGGTTGTCATGTGAGGATTATCTCCATTAACTATTTGACTATGTGTATATGCTGTATTTCCATAATCTCCTCTATAAGCAGTTGACGAAGTAGTACCTAATGCTAAATCATTTCCTATAATAACATAAGTTGAACCAGACCACCTATATGTTTTATTTTGATATGCTCCGGCAGTTAAAACTATATATACCTTACTAACTTCAGGGTTTAGAGCGGAGCCTCCATCAGTTGTAGATAACCATCCACTTGTCAACTCTGTTGCCCCACTTACTATATATGAGTCCACAACATCGTCAACATATGATGGTAATTGACTAGCTGGAACCTTACCAGCAGTTAAGTCAGCCTTACCATTCCAATAACTCTTCTCAACATCTGTAACAACTCGATGGGTTGAATCAGCAGCTAAATCAGATAGTTGGTCTGGTATAATAGGTAAATTAGTTATTTCAGTACTATAATCAACAGTACTTTTTCAAGCTAGTGTTCCAAAACTTGTATATCATTTAGATAATTTACCAAACACTATAGCCAGTGTTTCTCCACTACCTATATTAGCTTTAGTAGATGCTGTTGTAAAACTTACAGTAGATAATGAATCAACTACAGCCACAGCTGAATATCCAGTATCTACTCCATTAATAAATCAATGTCCACTCCCAGCATCTATAACTGGAGTATAACCATTAGTTCCCTTTATTGTTGTTATTGGATAAAAATTTCCAGACTCATCTCTTATATATAAAACAGACATATTAATTAATTATTAAATGTATTTTTTCCAACTATCTTTTGGCCTATTAGCTGCAAAGTTTTCGTCATTTTCAAAATCGTTCTTGACCATAAGCTTCACGGCAGAAACAAATTCTTCATGCTCAAGAAACTCTGCGCTGTCTCCCTCTCTTTTGTATGACAGCTTTATTTCTTCGTCTACTGTGTATTTGTCTCTTATGACTGCACCAATAGCCTCCTCCGGTGTGGGCATTCTATCGAAAACTAATGTCTCAAATTCAAAAACAATCTCGTTTTCTGACCCTGTTTTCTCTATGACATTATAATTATATGCCCAGAGGTTAAGCCCCAATTTTTGCAATATTGAGGGTCTTTCGTTGGAAGTTGACTTCATATCCTACTATTTTAAATTGTTTGCTGATTATATTTTTACTGTTACAATGTTTTGCCCACCCCCACCATGATCCCAGCTGCCTTCTAATTTCCACAGGCGGCAGATCCTTATCTTTTATCTTAACTACTTTTCTACAAAGATTCTGCTTAATTGACTTACGTAAAAGGACATGAGAATGAAAGAAAACATATCCTACGAAATCTATCCCTCTGGCTTCAACGGGAAATGTCTGATAATTTTTCTTGAGCGAAAGATTCAATTCCTGACACAAATAATCATTTATCTGTACAAGCAGGCCATGCAGGTAATATTTATCTTTATGCAGGATTACGATATCATCTGCATACCTGAAGTAATACCTTACCTCTGCCATTTCTTTCATGTAGTGATCTAGGTAGGCGAGCATCAGATTTGCAAAATATTGTGATACATAGTTGCCTATTGGCACTCCCGGAGCAGAATCAATTATCGAGTCCAACAGCGCGAGCGTGTCTTTACACTTAATTTTTTTGCGGATTATTGATTTCAGAACTTCGTGATCAATTGAAGGATAAAATTTTGCAATATCAATCTTTAGACAATAAGTCGTATTTTCCTTATCCTTCAACGCTTTCTGTAAATCTAACGAGCATTTATGTATTCCTCTTCCCTTGATACAGGAATATGTATGAGAAATAAATATCTTGTGCCAGATTGGTTCTAAAATGTTCATTATAGCATGATGCACTATGCGATCAGGAAAATAAGGAAGCTGATAGATTTCGCGCTCCTTTGGCTCGTAAATTTTGAAAACATGATATGTAGATGTTCGAAATGTCTTATTTTTTAACATCTCGTGCAATTTCAATATGTTAGATTCTCTGTTCATGTCATGCTTTTTCACTCCGTAACTTTCCTTTTTGTGCCTTCTGGCCATCTCGTCTGCCAGTTTTAGATTTTCGATTGATATTATTTTCTCGTATAAATTACCTACTCTTTTCATTTTCGTGCTTTCTTTCCGAATCTTCAATTGCTTTACCGATACGTTTTTACTTTATTTATTTTTTGCCAAGAGGCAGGGTTATAACAGCTTTACTTTCTTTACACTTAGCTGAGAGCTGATGTTCGCATTCGTATTCGAGGGGGTGTTATTCGTATTCACGTAACCTGAGCCCGCATTACCGCTATTATTCGCATTACCGCTGAACAGGCAGCCGTTTGCCGTTATCAACCGTTTAAAAATTCTTTCGCTAATCGATTATTTCCGCACGAAGCCGAGAGCCGATGTACGCAGTCGTATTCGAGGGGGCGTAACTCGTAATCACGCAACCCGAGCCCGCAGTACCGCCAGCATACGCAAGACCGCCATTATTCGCATCACCGCCGAACAGGCAGCCGTAGACACTTTCCCCATTGGCTGGTAAATTGCTAAAATATCCATAATCCGCGATATATGTAGCTGATGATGAGCCTGTGTTGGCTCTTACAATATTCAGACCCGGAAAAAGAGTCTTTATATATCCATCTGCACGGGGAACTAATCCAACAAGAGTGTAATCAGCTGTAATAGTAACTGCCCTCTTTGTGAAATCCCTGCACACGTAAGCTCTGCTTAACGCTCCTGCATTATCTGCATGTTTAAGGATATTAATTCCCGAAACCCAATCATAAATTTCTCCGTATAAGTGTTCAAGACCAAAAAATACCGGAATTTCATAAGCAAAATTAACACCCTTGATCCAGAACCATTGATTTGCCGCTGTGAATATATCTGCTGACAATTGCAGGGTATTATCATCTGTTTTAGCCACTATGGTTGCTTCTGCAAGGGTAGTCATATTCTGCACAGTATAGCCTACATACGCAGCCAGCCATCCGTTTGCTGCTGAAAAATGAGATGTTGCAACAAGATTATTTGCAGAAACAGAAGTAGCTTTGCCGATGTAATATTTATCATCCGTCATCGCCTTTACTCCGACCTTGCAGCCAATTGCTAATGAACCTGTGCCTATTTTGTTAATAGGGTAATAAGAGTTTTTGGAAGTCCATCTGAAAGCCACATAATTTGTATTTCCCGCTCCAAGCCCACCTTGCGGATAACCCTCTGCCGTCAAAACTGAATCAAAAGGAAGCTGATTGTTTGTATTTGCGAAATATAACCATAACAGTTCTTGCCATAATGTGCGCGTCCAAATATTTCCAGTCTCCCATCCGGCTGCTGCTGCATAGTTCTCAAAATTAGTACGTGATATATCCGTAGCTGGTTTACCCAGTAGAGAATCCCAGTTCCACGCATGAGCATCATTCGCAGCTGAATTACCACCTCCCCTGAAACGCACATCGTCAGATATTACAGATACCAACTGAGTTGCAGTCCTATCCATCGCTGCAAAACCTATAGAGTGAGCTGTTACGTTACAGAATACTTCCGCTCCATCGAAAGGAGCTATGTCCCACCTGATTTCATACCTACCTGTATCTACACCGTCAAGCAAAACCACTCTGCGATAGAGTTTAGGGATGATGATGCAGATGTTATGTATAGTCCAATCCGGTACTGATGCCGTGCCATCATCTTTCTTTGTAAAATCTGATTTATCAAGTCGCCATGCCACTTTTTTTGTTGAACGCACAACAATGGCCGGATAGATAGCATTGAATATCCTTGATTTGCCGAACTTGTGATAGTTAAGGTTGCCGGTGCGTTGTAGTTCAGTTGCCTTATATGCTGTTACAGTTGATTTAGGGGCAGGTTCTGAGCATGAGTTTGCAGGATCAATAACAACACCAACCCAGTTTTCTGACAGCATAGCGAATTTGTTTAGCCAATTTGTCGCTACTGCCCACCCCGTTGTTGCAGTGCCTATAAACTGCTCTTCTTCCCATACCATCGCCCCGGTTGCAAAGGTGATTTTCAGCCCTAATTTTCTCACTCCTACCGGCACAGCTGCACGCGCAGTTGTAGGTGTGTAATATTGACCAGCTGACAAAGGAACCTGTACTGTTACATTGTAGACTGGCACATCAGCTATCTTTTCGTTGAGTAGGTTAGCATCATATACCGCCTTTCCATTAGGGTAATCTGTTTCTGAATTAGTGATGGTGCTTTTCTTGTTTGTCTTGTCCTCTTTAAGCAGTAATTGGTCATAAGCCAGTTTTGCAGTTGGGTATTGAGTATCAGTAGATGCCACACTTAAAGATGTAACTTTGTTAGTTATATTCTCCTTTTCTATGTCAAGTTCAGAAATAGCATTTTGAACATTAGTTGATGATACTGAACCAGTAGGAACATATGTAACACTAGATGCTGGTAATGAACCAGCTGATGTAGCTAAAGAGGTAACTTGTGTCTTCCTTATATCAGAAACCTCTCTAAGACAAGAATATTTGCAGGCAACATCAAAAGCCTGTGGAGCAGCATTTCTAGCTTCAAATATTAGTTTATACAACGGCCTTATCTCCCCATCATTTAAAGTCAAGTAAGCGGTTTGTACATCAATTCAATTTGATGCTCTAGCATTTGTTATAGATGAAAATTCCGTTGGGGCTGTAACTATTTTAACAGCTTCCCCATTTCTGGGGTCTTGTATTGAGTACACATATGTAACAAAAAAATAACCATTTGTAACTAGCGTTCTTACACCAGAAGTTGTGATATACTGAGGTCTATTTGTTACAGAATCTCAAGGAAATGGAAACCTTGTTGATGGTAAGGAATATACCAATCCTCCAACATCACTATATCTAACTTTAAATAACCCCGAATTTAATGAGGTTAGTGTTCCAGCAGTAACTACCCCCATATCCTGTTTCCATTGTTCAATATCTATACCATTTCTAATAGTATATAAAAGATTATCATCTATATTAGAACCGGTAGTTAATGATATTACGGTATTTCTACCATCAACATTTGGAGTTCCGGCTATGATGGCATTATGTATTGAATCAAATCCACTATATCATATAGTTCCATACTTATGTTTTCACGCATGGTCTATTGCCGATACAGTATTTACATGTGTTTCTATATTTTCTACCACACTTTTTGCAGACCCTAACAGAGAAGAATTTCATAAAATTCTATAAATAACTACAACGGTGTCAAAATCCACTCAAGGAGTCTGTGTTACGACTGGTTCCCCATCAACATCAAAATAAAAATACCATATTCCAGAAATATCTGTAAATGCTGGAAATGTAATTGGCCCTGTTTTTTCAAATTTAGTAACATACCCATCACCATCAACAAAAAATCTAAAATATCCTAATGGTGGAGTAATAGTCAGAACCCTTGTTAAATAATCAATAGATATATCTTCAGCCCCTATTGGTGTTGTGGCACATATACCAGCAAATCTAGTTTGTTTTAAAGATAATGCATTAAATACAGTCTCGGCATTTGGATATTCATCAGAAGTTGACAAGGAATTTAATACAGATGTTTTATTAGCGATATTTTCTGGTATGAATCCTAAAGCATCTTGTTTTGCAGTCCAGATTACTTTTTGAGCATCAGTTACCAATCTATGACTTGAATCATCCAATAAATCAGCTAGTGTATGTATATGCAGTGTTGTACTGTTTCCAGAAACTAACTCAATTGCATTAGCATCTGATATATTATTAACCTCTGCTCCAGCATCAATGCCAAACAACTTATTTCTAAGAGCATCCGTAAAATCATTTGACGATAATCCCATATTTGGAATGGAGTCTACTTTTAATGCCAGTTGGTCAAATACTAATTTAGCTCCAGGATACTCTATATTAGTAGAGAACGCAGACAACGTATTAACTTTATTTGCTACGTTTTCTGGAGTATAATTTAATAAATCCTGTTTACCATTGAATGTTATTCAGTCAGCACCACTCAATGCGCCAGTAGTTGAAGAAGTAGCAAGTCCTAACGATAATGCTTGGCCAACTATAGATAAACCATTTGTTGTTTCTAGTGTAACTGGGCTGTGCGCCATTCCTTGTATACTATCCAATATAGTTTTATCGGAAGAAGACATAAATCCATTCACAGAATGAGTGACCACACCGTGAGCATTACCGGTTGCCCCAGTATGAGCTATAAGAGTATATAATCCATTATGGTTTCCCCAACTAAATGCAAGATTCCAGTTTGATATATCTTGTGGTAAAATATCAGGGTCTCCATCAGGGTCTATTCATACGGATATTAAATGGTCTATCGGTTCGGTTGAACTAATTGCAACCCCAGGATTTCCGGGCATTCCTTGAATTCCTTGACCGCCCTTTATATTAGTTGAAGGAGGATTATCCTCGTACCCATTATTTACAAATGATAGGATTGTTTCTGTATTAGATACTTCAGTTATTACAGGAGTAAAAGTAACCCCATCAACACCAACTCTAACTGGGACTTCTATTTGTTCCTCAATTGTAATTGTATTTACTGGTATATCACCCTCTCCCACAACATATGTATTTACTTCTATACTCATTATATAACTTTTATTTTTGAATATTTTTGTTTGCTACTTGATTTTCTTTTGCCATCAGGAAAGGCTGGGTCTACTCATGCTAGAAATACTCTTATATATGCCCTACCTAGTTTGCCTCAATTAAATCTATCTATATATATTCTAATGGTATCGCCATCAATAGAACAATTGTCACTAAGTACACCATCTATTCTATACGCTTTATAGATATATTGCGGTATAGTATAATATCATACCTCAAAATCTACATCTGGATTACCAGCAATAGAAACCCCATCTTTATCTAAGGGTGTTAAAATAGATGTGCAATCATCCCCATTATTTAATTCGAATATCTCTTCTGCCATTGATTTATTTTATAATATTGTATAAGGACTATCCACAGTCATTCCTATTCCTGTTGTACTAGTTGTAACTTGCGAGTGTGTTGCATCAAGCGGCGGAGGATTAAGCGAAAGTAGACTTTCTGCATAATGCTGACCGCTTACTAAGTCAAGAAGGACTATTACCTCACTTCCCGTTTGCGTATATACACCAGAGCTATATGTGTAGTATTTAACAGATGTTGTAATTTCTATCGTATTAGGGAAACCACTCGCATTGTCTATAACTAAGGCGTATACTCTCCAGTCAGGGTTATCATCCATTCCCTTATTTATGAGAGAAAGATTGATGTGCCCCATAGAAGGACTCCTTGTTTCATATTTTCTAACCTCCCCATTAACCACATAGTATGCCTTATTGGTCGTATCCCCAATTACATACCACCCTGTCGAAAGGAGATTTGCGCTTACGAAATACTCGGATAAATACAAATATATTCCCGTTGAAGCGTCTGATGTAGTTACCGATGATAGTCCCCCAATGTCTGTCGTGGTAGCAAATAGCATATACGCAAATGGCACTACTGCTCCACTTGGACTTTCTACTTCATACGCCCCATCATACCATAGAATCTCATCTGCCGTAAAGTAAAACTCGCTCCCATAATGCGTTCCCTCTTCGTTAGTTGCCCACGCCCTAAAATAAACAGTATCTCCCTCGTCTAATCCCGTAAGTTCTATCTGTCTTGTAAGTTGCACTCTTGTAGCCTTTTCCACGTTGTGTGCTTCTTTTGTTTTTGTGTTTACAAGGTATCTAAACCCCATAAGCTCCATAAAAATTGACCTTCCCATAATATAGATTTTAAAATTGTTTACCAGCCCGAAGGAAATGCTCTTGTTCCGCTAAATATTTCCCTACCATCTTGAAAAAATTTCCACCCATAATTCACTGCATCCCCATCAATTGGAAAGACAATAAATCCAGTGGCTTTAGTAGAAGCATAAGTAGTATAGTACAAATATTTTGTGACTCCTCCTTCTACATATCTTTTTGCAAAATCATTTTTATTGGCCGTCAATTGATAGGTGTATACTGGATTGCTCCATTCGTTGGGGTTAAATCCATTCTTCATCCACTCACCTACATCACTGGATATATTCGATAAAACATAGGTGGTTTCTATATCATAAGGTATAGAAAACTGGTCAACCGACTGGAAATTTCCTTGATACTCCTGATAAAGAGCATCTAAAAATTTATACTCAATGAAGTCCGTAATGTATGGTAGATTATTGTAATCTACCACCTGATAAGTATCTGCTACCCTGTCTCCATTTACATCCAATTTTTCTTCATCCTGAAAAAATCCCAACATCCCATTTGTGCCGTCCAGCATATCAGACATCAGATAATCCCTTTCCAACTCCGCAATCTCCGAAGGAGTTTTAGCCGGTTTATACACCCTAATACGTCCATCAGGGGCTAGGTCCGGATTCTTCCGCCACCTACTAAATCCTACTATCCCAATACTATCATCTGTTCCTTTACTGGTTGTAAAGAGGGCCT